CTGCCCTTGAGCATTCCTGTGATGCTAGTGGTTAGCGTAATAGCCGGCGTCGTGGTTGGCGTTGCCACCGTACCAGCAAACCCGTTTGCACCGACCACAGAAACCGTCGTGACCGTGCCGGTGCCGGCGCCAGAAGCATAGTTTGGAATGTTGAGCGTTGTTCCGTTGAACGTCGACGCACCACTTGTGCCGACAGTCGTTAGCGCAATCGGACCTTGATAATCCGTGTTGACCACGGCATTAGCCAAAGCTCCACCAGAACCGGCTTTCTGAAGCGCCGTGCCGCTCGGTGGAGTTAAGTAATCCGTATTTGCTACGGCAGCGCTGACGGTCGTGCCATCACCCTTTAAGACGCCTGTGACGGTCGTGCTAAGCGTAATAGATGGTGACGTCGTTGCATTTGCAACCGTACCCGCAAGACCATTAGCAGAAGCAACGCTGACGGTCGTGACCGTGCCGCTACCGCCACCGCCACCACCACCAGCAATTGCCCTGAGAGCCATTAGAGTCCTTCGCCTGGGGTAATTTCAAAAGCTCCAACTGCGTCAGCTTGGAACCAAGCGTTTGCAGGAATGCCGCCAAACACCTCGACCGAGCTAGGCAAGAAACCAAGCGTCTGCCGTTTCGGGCTTCCGGCTGTTGGAGCTGCAACCGTGATCGTTGGTGTTGCGTTGCCAGGAGCCGGCGCTACCCATGCAAGATACTGCGCCGATGCGCTGGTATTGCGAACCCGATAGCTCGTTGGGTTGTCGTTGTTGTTGGTCGAAACCTGCACAGGAGACGTGCCAACAAGGTAGGTTGGGCCAAACGGCGTGAATGGTGAGTTATACATTGATCAACACCCAAGAAGTTGTTGGTTCATAAATCATAATTTTTTTGGTGCAGCAGACAAAGGGTTGTGTTCGTCACCAAAAACTTCCTCCAACACCTCTCCGTTCTTGTCCCGCAAAGCAAACACGCAATAGTACAAAACATCGTCGGTCAACGCTGTAATTTTGTGTTGCTTGTCTTTTTTGATGACAATAAATGTCGGAGACTGAAATTGTTTTGGTTCGTATCCTTCAACTTCTACAAGCACCTTACCTTGTGCAAGCAAAGTTACATGATCAAAGTGATGTTCATGCCCACCAAATGAATCACCGGCCTTATCCATTGAGTTCTGACGAACCCAAATGTTTCCAAAGTGACCAAGCTCATGAAATCTACTCATATTTCACGACCGGCGTTCCTGTTTCCCAAACTTGCTTGTCTTCAACCCAGTAATATATCTTCCCGTCATTTGGGTAAGCAATAGGTGGTTCCCAAAGACAAGTGTCTTCGTTTAGCGTCCAGCTTGGGAACGGCTGCGGTGGAATGAATGCGTCGCGGGTTTGGTCGTAGGTATAGCCGACTCCGGCGTAATTCTTTCTGATTCTTCCGTTGTAACTGGTTTGTTTCCAATTGCTATAGCCACCGGACCAACGAGTTAAAAAGGCAACGCCTAATAACTCCGACTCGGAACCATCAGCGGCAAGCAATTCAATGTTGTTAACAACGTGAACTTCCGTTACAACATTGTTTTCGTCAAGTTTTGCAAAATGAGCCATGTTGTACCTTAGAACGTAATCGAACCGTCGCCGGTCCAAGTGTAAATCCTGAAGCCGCCCGTGTTGGCAATTGTAGGAGAGCCAGTTGTAGCAGTAGCGGCATCGTAAGTGTTTGCGTAACGAATAACGACAATACCACCAGCACCGTTGCCGCCTAAACTTGGGCCAAATCCAGCAACACCGCCGCCCCCGCCGCCGCCAGATCCGGTATTAGGTGATCCAGATGTTGCATTAACACTATTCGTACCGCCATTTCCACCAACGCTAGAAGATCCCCCAGTGCCGCCCACAAGGCCGCCACCAGCGAGGTTGGCAGCGCCTCCGCCGCCGCCAGCGGCATAAACAACTGCTGATCCAGTTATTGATGATGTAGTGCCATTCCCACCAGCACCACCGCCGCCACCGCCGCCAATACTACCTGCCGTGCCGGTTCCGGTGCTGCTATTAGATCCACCGCCACCGCCACCGCTCAACAGAGTAGTCCCATTACCTACCCCATTGCCGCCATCATATCCTTGTGCCGGAGTAACGGATGGGGTATTTCCTGTTCCCTTTGCGCTTGAATAACCGCCGCCGCCGCCCCCCCCAGAACCACCATCTTGACCACTAGGGCTACCTCCCGATCCTCCTCCGCCTCCGGCTGAAGTAATTGAAGAAAAAGTTGACGGGTTTCCCGGTGATCGCGTGGCCGTGTAACCAGTATTTACAACAGCCGGACCACCAGCGCCAACGGTTACTGTGATTGCAGAGCCAGCAGTAACGGAAAGCCCTGATGCCGTTCTATATCCACCGGCACCACCGCCGCCTGATCCGCCAGCACCGCCAACACCTCCACCACCACCTGCAACAACAAGGTATTCAACGGTTGGCGGTGGATTGGCAATTGCACCCCAACTCATGACGCCAGCGGTTGTGCATTGCAAAGCCAAACCAGAAGCCGTAGGCAAAGCCGTTGGCAACGTGTAAGCCTGCGTACCTGCTACGGATGGCGCAGTCATCGTCACCGTGCCGCTGGTTGCGCCTCTGTGAACAGTCGACGAAAATGATCCCTGTGTAAACGTACCTGCCGCTGCTGCCGTCCCGCCAATTGCGGGAGGAGAAGCCAGATAATCGCTAAAGCCAGTACCGCTGACCGTTGAGCTTGCCGAAAGCGTTGTAAATGCTCCAGCCCCACCATTAACAACAAACGATCCGGCGCTTCCGGTGTTGACGCCCAATGCCGTAACAACCCCCGATCCGGTCGTTATTGTTGCGGGAGCTGCGCCAGCTCCACCACCGACAACCAAAGCGTTTGCTGCAAGAGCTGCGCTAGATGCCCATGCCGTCCCGCTAGAGAAATATGGAATGCCACCAGACGTTCCGGCAACCGTAAATGCCGGCGTTGTGGTTGGGCTGGCAACGGACACAATGCCGCCGGTCCAGCCAACCGATGTAACCGTTCCAGAACCGCCACCTGCTGGAGTCGCCCAAGTGCCGTCACCACGCCAGAAGGTTGTGCCTGATGCAGACGTTCCACCGTTAAGATTTGTAACCGGCAAATTGCCGGTAACTTGGCTCGCCAGATTGACGTTAGCCAATGTGCCGCCAAGCGTCAGGTTTCCAGAGCTGGTAACCGTGCCAGATAACGTGATGCCGTTGACCGTCCCCGTGCCGGCAACCGATGTAACGGTACCTGCTCCAGCCGGCGTTGCCCATGACCCATCGCCGCGCCAGAAAGTCGTTGCAGTTGCGCCTGTGCCGCTATTGAGATTAGTGACCGGCAGATTGCCGGTGACGCCAGTTGAGAGCGGCAAGAGCGTTGCATTGGTCAAAACAACGCCGGAGGGAGTGCCGAGCGCTGGCGTGGTCAGAATCGGGCTGGTCAGCGTCAGTCCGGTAATCGTCGCTGCCGTAGCGCCAAGCGCCACGTTGGTCGATCCAATCGTCACCGATGAATTGGTCAGTCCGGCATTGGGAATGGTCGTAGCAGCCGTCACAGCGCTTGCGCCGTTGGCATACATATAACCAGTCAAACCAGTCACGGTGAGCGTGCTGAACGCGCTAGAACCCGATGCAGCGACCTTCTGCCAGGCGCTGCCGTTATAGACCGCCCAATCGCCAATTGCCCAAGTGCTGATGCCGTTTAGGTTAGTCGAGCCAGCCGTCGAGACAACGTAGTAAAACCCAAGCGTTCCAACGCTCGATGTCAACGTCGGCGTATTGGTCGACGCATTCCACGTTCCCTGATACGAGTTGCTAGTCGTTGCAATTGTGCTCGCAGCGGTGATCCGGCCCTGAGCGTCAATCGTGATCTGAGGAATACCAATCGACGTTCCGTAACTGCCAGCGGTGACTGCTGTATTGGCCAGCGAGATCGTGCCGGTCGACGTGATCGGACCACCCGTCAGACCAGTCCCGGTTGCGACGTTAGAGACGCCACCAGCGGTTGATGCGATTGTGACCGTGCCGCCTGGCCCCGTGTCTGTCAGCGTGATATTTGTGCCGGCTGTCAGAACCCGCTCGTTTGGCAGATCCAGCGACGCGCTCAGAGTGACATAGGCGTCTGTTGCCGATCCACCGGAGCTGATTGGCTGGCCACCTGCGCCAACCAATGTAACAAAATTTCCGTTAGCGTCATAAGTAGCGCCAACTGGGACCACGTTCTGTGACGTGACTACGTTTACCTGATTGGTCTGTGACATTTGTTATTCCAAAATTAAAGAAAAAAGCCGACCCTTGTGAGATCGGCTTTCTCCTTATTTGCCCAACTTATGGCAGGAACGTGAGGTCGTAACCGTAGACAAACACGTCAACGGTGGCAGGGTAGGTCGCTGCCGTGCCGACGTTAAAGTATACGTTCTGACCCGTCTGCGCCACTGTAGAAGCCACAGTTCGCTGCGACACGACCGCAGAGCTGGTCAATGCGCTCAGGCTGGCATTCGCCACGATTGCGGTGCCGCTTGCGCCAGGCGCTGGAAACACGCCGGCCAAAGGGACAGTTGCGGTACTCAGGTTAGTCGAAGCGTTCGTCACGATCACGTTAGAGACGCTGTAACGCCCCGTGTTGAGGATCGGCAGAACGGTGTCACCCGTCACTGCCAAGCTAACTGACTCAGCCGATGCCAACAAACGCAGAGCCTGGTTTGAACCAAGCACCTGTGGATGATTGGCAACGGTAGTTGCGGGTCCCGGATTCGCCATGATTTATTTCCTTAAATCTTTGTTAATTAAGCTGCGACTCGGCAACCCAACTCTGGGTAGAGCATCGCCCAACCATAGAGCACGTCAAGACGACATGGGATGGAATCGTTATTAATTGTATATTGACGGACCACACGAATCGACAAGCCCAATTCCCGATCTGATGCACGTCCAGCAAACACGACCCCGGCCGGCAGCTCGAGATCGGCGCAAGCCAAGGTCTCGCAGTTCCTATGAAGGATAATATTCTGCGGAGAAACCGTGCCAGTGTTATTAAACGGAGTAACAACAGCGGAGCTGCTCGTGGCCGAAACAAACACGTTCTGGAATTGGCCAGCGGTGATGATTGCAGGAGAAACCGTAACCGATGCCGAGCCACCCGAAGCAATCGTCACAGCCGAAGTCACAACAAAGTTGCGCAGACGGTTTGTGCCGTATGGCTGGCGGTTTTGTGGGTTGACAGCGTACACATTGGCGATGGTGATTACGTCGCCCTGCTGGATCGGAGCTGCTGCTGTCGTTGCCGAAATGGTGATCGTCGATGACGATGCCCAGCCAGACGTTATCGAGCCGGTGAAGGTAGCCGTGTTGGTTGCAAGCGTTGCAGTGGCGTAGGAGCCAAAGGTCTGGCTTACCACGTTCTGATCCATCTTCCAACGCATACCAGCCGAGTCGGTGCCCATCATGCCCTTTTCGTACTGGTCGCTGATCTTCTGGCTAGGCATAAACAGCCCTTTCAGCGAATCAACGATGGTAGCCGAGGTAAATGGCTCGACGATACAAGCACGGCGTCCGTCGCGTGGTGCGCCTTCTGAGTCCAGATAAGCTTGGCCGGTTAGGTAGGTCAGCAGCGAGGTAGGAGGAACGCCAGCAGTGCCGACGATGTTGGCGATGTTGTTCTTGGCAAGAACCAGACCGTCACGGTCGATCTTGTTTGCGATAGCAGCAACGCCAGGCTTGATCACGCGATCCGAGAACATATCCAGCGACAAAGCCAAGTCAGCGGTGCTGAACTGGGTATCAACGTGGAATTGCGTGTTAAGCGTGACGGGAATCGAAGTCTCGTTAAAGTCCTCGACGGCGAGCGCAGGCCCCGTGGTACCGATGAATCGTGCTGGCTTACGGACATTCACGGTCTGTCCGATTTTGGCCCCCGAAACCGCGAACTGATCATCATACTCACGGTTGACCTCGGAGGTGAACGTAAGTTCGTTCTCCAAAACCATAAGAGCTTCATTAGTGATCTTACTAATCGTAAGTAAGGTATTGGCCATTTTATTTCCTTCGCGTCATAGACGCATTAAATCTGTTTACCTAATCTTGCCGGCTTGTCTAGCCGCTTTCCATGCTGCGTAAGTCCCATGAAATTCGCCTTTTGAATTCACGAGATTGTCAGCGGTTGCGTTGCTTGACTTGATAGGGTTGATCGGTGCTGGTGCCTTGCTTTTTACCACAGATCTCTCAGGCTTGCTAGTTTCAGATTTCTCAAACTTTGCTTCAAGCTTGCCAATGGCTCTCAACGCTTGAGCCGGCGTCAAATCATTAAAGGTTCTGGCCTGATCTTGATTTGATGCAAGGTGATACAGGATTTGTGGTCCTACGTCTGACTCTAATATCGCGTCCCGAATGTGATTCGGCACAACAACATCGCTTGACGCCACCATCTCATCAAAATCGTCAATTTCAGCCTTTGCCGCTTCGAGCCGTTTGGTCCAAGTCTGCACGACCTTCGCCTGTTGCTCTTGCGCTTTCCTTTCCTGATCCTGCCGATCCCGCTCTTTAAGTGCCCTTTCAGCGCTAAATTCAGCCAATGCTTCTGCGTATTCAAAAGCATCCGTGAATTGATCCGGCGTAGGCTTGGCATCAGCAACAGGAGCCTGTCTCGGCGCCTGTCCTTGCTCCAAAGCCTGTAGCCGTGCTTCCAGCGCTTCCCTGGCATCACGCTCACGCTGAGCATCAGCTCGAGCCTGTTCGCGTTGCCTAGTCAGCTCTGAAAACCGCGCCTTCAGCTTGCTCGGTTTACCTTCGTTCTCTACGGCTGGTGCTTCATCTTCTGCTTCTGGCTCATTCTCAACCTCAGATTCGATTGGCTCTGCTTCTTCAGCAGCCTCAATCTCACCTTCGGGAGCTAAACCCAGTTTCTGTGCAAAAAATTCGGCTTGATTCTCGCTTGTGACAACTTGCGTTGTCTCTCTTGGTTCTGACATGGTTACCCACGGATTTTCCCGGTGAAACGCGCCGGTACGATTGCGCTTATATAACCCGCTTTTGCATCGGTGTCAAAGACTATTGCATGAACGGGTTTTGCCCTTGGTCAACGTCCGATACAGCAAACTCTGCCGCCATCATTTGCTCAGCATTTCGCCGCTCAATCTCACGTGCCAATGCGTCAATCGGCATATTGTGGATTAGCAGGTTAACCAGCGCATCAATTTCGGTCTTGTTCTGGCTTGTAATTGACCTGGTGTTCTGGTCATTAACCCTGACCTCGGCCATTGTCTCGGTGTTATGAGCCTTTGCCGTGACTTCCATGAGCTTGCGCTTGTTGGCGCCTTCTTCTTTGATCTGCGCCACCTGACCGCGATTGTTGATCTCGAGCTGCATCGCTTGCATTTGCTGTTGCATCATCTGCATCTGCTGCTTGGCTTGTGCGAGCTGCATCTGGACCTGGGGCGGTATATCTGACTTCTCGTCAATCTGCGCCAGCGGGTT